GGTTTTGAAATTGATAGTATTGTTGCAAAGTCTCTGGATGTTTTGTCAGATTCCGCTTCGTAAACTTTAAGCCACCGATGCAGTTCTGAAGTGGTTTCATACCTACCACCACGTTGTATGAGCCATTCGTGTAATCCCATAAGCCCCAATCCCAGACGTCTATTCTTTTCTCTAACCTGAGATACCTTTTCATAGGGAAGTTGCGCTCTGAGAGTTCCACACAATAGAAACTTTGTTGCCAACGTAACGACTTCCCGCAACTGGTTAAGGTCATCAATCCTAGCAAAGTTAAGGCTCCCAAGATTACAAACGTCACTATCATCTTCAGACGTAACCTCCGTACAAGCGTTCCGTAATGTCTCATTTTCCTTCTCGAAGAAATTGAATGAGAATCCTGGTTCAGCAGTTCTAAGAGCCTGACGTACATTAGTCCTAAAGACATCACCTATTTCTCCTGTCTCCCAATAATTAAGCAACCACTCTGTATCATAATTAACTGATATGTTTGTCATGTCCAGAGGTGCAGGGAAGTTAAAGTCCTCTTGCTTAATATCAAAGATTGTTTTACCTGTACTACCTACAGGCATATCAAACCAATTCTTAGCTATAAGAAACTTATCTATGTCTGGGTGCTTCCAGTTAAGGCTGGCATAGACGGCTGACCTACGACTACCACCTTGCATTACATGGCGACCTATCTCATTGATCATCTGCATCTTAGGTATGGGGCCACTGCTGATACCCCCTGTACCCTTCAGTGTTTGTCCTTCCTGTCTATAGGCTGAATAGTCTACACCTATGCCACCGCCTGTCATGAGACACGACTCCGCTTCCCAGGAAAGCTTTGCCCAATCTTCTCTTGTGTCTGACTCTGCCTTGAGAAGATAACAGTTGTTAAAGAATTTCTTTTCCCTTCCGGCATAGTATAAGTATCTACCACCAGGAATAAATCTTAGATTTGATATGTGGTCAATCAGTTCATCCTTATCATCCTTTAAAAGATAATCCTGGCACACATCATTGACCAGAGTACATGCAAGTTCGTGAAAGGTTTCTGCTCCCTCATGAGAATACTTAGTATTAAATATATCTTCGCTGAATTTAGATCGGAATTGCGGATTGCGGTTAGATTTAAACATTTTGTTCCCCTATTTATTATAGTAAAGTTCAAGTATCATCTGTGCATAATGTATAGCTTTCTCTACGTCCTTCCTCCCTTCTGCTTTCTTACGATGGCGAGTTATATATTTAACTACGTTACCCTCAAAATAGTCAAGATTATTCTTAAAGATATAATCTACTGGCTGGATACCACAATCCTTGTAGTGGTGTCCACCTACCTGATAATCCATTGGGCTGGAACCGTCGCTCTTTCTAAGACTTTTCATTTTGTTTAAATAGTACTTGTCTCCTGTCTCCGTCTTGCTATAAGAGTGCGTTGATTTTTCTTCTGACATCTTTAACATCTCCTGATTTGATTACGTTTAAAGCAAATGTTCTCACCATCCTTGGCTCTACTCCAGCCAAAGCACACGTATCTTCAAAGTTATCGCAGGTTACTCCTATCGAAGCAAAGACCCACGCATGGGCCTGATCCCTTTGTAATTTTAAATCACTACGCTCTGTATTATATTTTGGTTTAGTAATATCTAGAATAGCTTGTAGAATTACAGCCAGATAAAGACTTTTATATGGGTCTTTATGTGCGGCATCATATAATGATTCTAGTTCTAGGTCAATCTTCAAGTGGATCTTGAACAGGTCTATAGAACTTACCACCTACATAATTATTATAATAAGCAGGTTCATCCGTTCCCTCCAACTTGGCTGTTAACACATGATAGATCATTTGAAAATAGCATTCATAATATCTTAAACTTCTTTTGTTTTTATATTCACCTATGATCTGAAATCTGAAATGCTTACGACCCAATCTTTTTATCTCTTCATTAAGATGTTTATTAGATCCTGTATAAACTCTCCAGTTCGATTCAACTTTCTTTTTCTTACGTGTTATAAAATATTGTTTACATCCTATGTAGGCTTTCTTTGTTTTCTTATGTGTAATTCTGTAAACAAATCCAAAACTGTTTACAGGATCAGGATCTTTACTGTACTCCCAATGCATTACCAATTAAGTACTTCTTCTACTTCAGGTTCTTTAGATACTCTTGTAAGGTATCGCCTACCTTTTGCATATTTAAACACACGTAAACCCTTACCATTGTTAGCATCCGACCAACACTCCTGCTTATGTCCACAATAAACACAACCAACAGCAAGCTTATGATTACCAGACTTGCCATCAGGCACATCAGGGTAACACCTATCAGGTATATTAGAGTTCTGGATAAGTCCTTTAAGATGTTGTATCCTGTTTTTAGCATTAATCATTTCCATCTTGTGAACTTGAGAAAGACATATCTCTCCTGTTGATTTATTAATAGCTAAGAATGCAGCACGATCAACGCCATTTGCTTCAGCGTATGCTGAAATCTGAGCAATGTAACCAAAGGGATCATCCTCCGCTACTCTATTATATTTAAACTTATCAAAGCCAGGACCACTGGCAGACTTGCAATCTACCAACACACCATCAATCATTGAGTCTTGATGTCCCTTAACGCCTTCAACACTTACTTCCTTCTGTTGATCTTTAACTTCATGTCCAGCTATAGAAGCGCATAAAAGTAATAACTCTTCCAATATGTAACCATAAAGAAATTTAATTCTTGTTGAAGGTTTTAACTCACCATCAACTAAAGGTTTGTTAACATCATACCATAACTGTCTGTCAGGTTTACCTATTGAAGATAGTCTCAGGTTTCCCCTATCTCTTGGTTTGTCGTATAAGAAGTCTTTAATATGAACCTTCAACATTTCACCAAAATTATTTATGTGTCCATCAACCTCCTCCTCATTCATATCAATAGGATCAAGAGTAAATAAATTATAAATGTCTTCTACTAATGTTTCAATTTGTTTCATAAAAATTTGGGGGAGTACTGAAACCGCAAACAATACTCCCCCACTCCTTTCAGTGGTTTACGAAAAAGGTATACTTTCTTTCTGCACGTAGCCGCCTTCAACTGGTGCAAAATCTTCTCCAGAAGTATACTCAATAAAGTTTACCACTTGGACTGCCGCAAGGTCAGCAGATACACCCGACTTACCAGCGTACTCCCAATCAAATGGAATAGCTTTTACATTTACAGTACTACCATTAGCAATTAACTTACCATTCCAAAGATTATTCTCAGAATCTTTAACAATGGGTGGTTGCCTTTGGGTTCCATCTTTACGCATTACTTTACGTTTAATAGTAACAAAATCTCCACGATCATCTCCCTTATTATTAATGGGAAGATTAGCCCCTTCGATAGTGGAGCGATTGGCATCGTCTACCTCAACCTGGATTGACCATACAGGATCAAACTTAGTATTAGGTTCAGTTATAGATGCATAGTGGCATTTACCAGTAATAAAAATCGGATCGTTCATTCTATTCTCCTTTAAAATTGCCGTACTATTACGGCCATGAGTGAGGACCATTCCTCGTTGTCTACTACTAACTAAACAACAAACATATTATAACATACAATAATTCATATGTCAACTACTTTAGTGTGTCTCTGCCCAATTATTTCCAACTTTATAATCGGAGTCCAGTTCACACTTGAAATCAAATACTTTCTGTGTCTTGTAGATAGCGTCCTTTGTTATCTGACTGAACCTCTTGATGTCTGGCTTGGCTACTTCAAATTGATATTCATCATGCACTGAAGCTACCAGCTTTGCATCTAGTCCAGCCTTCCTTATCTTCTTATCCATCTCTACCAGCCATTGTTTACATACAATAGCTCCCGCTCCTTGCAAAAGAGTATTCAAGGCTGCATGTTCATGCCTAATTTGTAGACGCCTACCATCAAGACCTTTTATGTTTCCCTCCTTTGCTGCTTCTTGAATGTTAGACCGTAGTATACGCAAAGATGGCATGTTTGTCAAGAACTTTTTAATAAGTTTTTGACCTGATGATGAAGACCCGCCAACAACCTTACCTATCTTTGCTGCACCAGCGCCATAAAGAAAAGCATAGATGAAAGTCTTTGCCTGATCTCTAGTCTTTAGCCCCGCTGCTTTCTGATTAGCTGTGTGTACATCACCTGTAAGGACTTCATCAGTAAACTTTGGATCATCCATATAGTGGGCAAGACACCTCAGTTCCAGGCCAGAAGCATCAGTACCTACTAGTTGGTGTGTCTCTGAATTAGATACCGTCCAGAGTTCTCTACACTCCTTGCCATATGGACTGTAAACTGCCGGAACCTGTGCCATATTAGGACTATGGTGGGCCATGCGGCCTGTTACAGTACGAAGGGTAAGAACTTTACCATGTACACGTTCAGTCTCGTCACACTCCTGTACCCAAGACCTGAGAAGTCCTGTTCTCTTTTGAAGAAGGAAGTATCTACTAAACATCTCTGCCTCTGGCATATTCTTAATCTTGGACAGAACTTCCTCATTCACAATTATATTTTCTTTGTCTGTGAACTTTGTAGGTTTCCATCCTAACTCCATAAGGCGTTCAGCTATCTGCTTACGGCTTGCTATGTTGAATGGTATCTCCTTAACCTTTGTCTTTAGCTGTAGTTTTCTTGGAGGAAATGTAGTGTCAGCCCACTCCTCAAGCTTATACATTTCATCCTCTAACCTAGCCAGGAGTAGCTGGCCTTCCATCATATTAAATGCAAACCCATTTTGTTGTTGCTTGTCTACTATAACTCGAATGTCCCTCTCTAATTGGTATGCCTTTGGATCAAAGCCTTTACCTTCGACCTCAAGCTGAACAGCAAGTTTCCTCGTAAGTTCTGCATCCCTTGTACAATAGAGAAGCATGTCTTGGTTATACTCATCAAAACTATCTATCTCTAGTTTCTTGTAACTCAATCTCTTACCCCACGATTCAAGTGAATGACCACCCTCACGTATAGGATTGTATAGTTGTGATTCAATTAGGGTATCTCTGATTTGATTCGGTCTTATACTAGAGCCAGCAAGACGGTTCAAGACAGGAGCATCAAAGCTTAGACCATTATGCATTATAAATTGATCCACCTGCTTTGACCACTCCTTAAATCTTGAACAGTTCTCACCAACCCATTGATATACCTGACCAGTATAGTAATTCTGTGCTACTATGCAATGTATCTTTGTTGCATCAAGCTTGTCTGTTTCTATATCAACTATTGCCTTCATGTTTCATATCCACCAAGTAAGCATCACCTACGTTTATATGGAAAAACTTTTCACCATTTTTAATTCTTCTATTAGAAACTTCTCTCACTTCGGAATCCATGACTGTATCACCGTCTA